GTTAAAACGTAAGCTAATGAGCAGCGAATTTAGCGCCCTTCGGGTCTGGGAAGGCAGTTACTAAAATGGAAATGGACGCGATCTTGAATATACTTTTTGCGGTTGTCATCGGCGGACTTGGCTGGTGGCTAAAAACGCAGCGGGAAGAGCTGGATCGCCTCCGCATTTTACTTAATCGCAGCCGTGAGGAAATGGCGAAAGAGTATGTGACCAAAACTGACAGCAATCAAGTTCTCTCGCAGATTATGAATAAGTTTGATCGGCTTGAGGAAAAAATTGACAGATTGATGGAAAGATAGATGCTCTGCGCGCTGGTCTTTGTGAGTTTTGGACACGCTTGGATACAGGGTGCAGGCAATGTTCTGGTGAAGTCGTGTTACTACAACTGCGGCAGCCAGAAGATAACAAAGGCGCAATGGTATGATCGCAAGTATAGCGTGCCGCCGCATTACGTCTGTCCAGTGAGGTTTGCAGACGCATGATTGATCCAATTTCCGCACTTTCCATCGCAGCCTCGGCTGTATCCAGCGCCAAGACTTTGTTGGCCGCTGGTCGGGACGCGTCAGGCGCATTGAGCAAGTTTGCTGGTGCGGTCAGTGACGTAAATTACGCGGCTGAAAAGGCGAAGAACCCAAGCATATTTGCATCATTGACTGGTTCTGCTGAACAGGCAGCAATAGATGCGTTCTCTGCGCAAAAGCGCCTTCAGGCTATGAAGAAAGAGATTGAAACAATCATCATGTTTCAGCACGGCCCGAAAGGTTTGGAAGAATACAAGGATACGCTCCGCAAGATCAGGGCGCAGCGCAAGAAAACTGCGTATCGCAAGGCTGAAATCAAAGAAGCACTTATCTTGTGGACCGTCGGAGGTGTTATTGTGCTGGCTGGTGTGGCTGGGCTTGCGGCTACGCTGTGGCTGATCGGGAAACAACAGGGGAAATGGTAATGGCACACACGATACTTGATAATTGGAAAGTTCTGCCGCGACTGATGATGCTGGCGGTCACTGTGTTGACCTATCAAGCGGTGCATTGGTTCATGGGGCTAGATGACCCCAGCGTTGCCCAGTCAGGGCTTGTCAGCGTCTGTATGGGGGCGCTCACAGGCTGCTTTGGCATCTGGATGGGTAAGGAAAGCAAAACGAGCGTAACCAACACTGGTTCAAGCTCAAAAGTAGAGTATGAGGTGGGACAATGAGTTTTCTCAGCGATCTGATAGCGCCAGCCACCGAGCTTGCAGGCAAGTTTATCCAAGACAAAGATCAGGCCGCACGGCTCGCGCATGAGTTAAGCACGATGGCCGACAAGCACGCTCAAGAAGCCATGCTTGCGCAGATCGAGGTGAACAAGGCTGAAGCGGCCAGCGGCTCAGTGTTTAAGGGCGGTTGGCGCCCGTTCATCGGATGGGTTTGCGGCGCTGCGTTCGCATATCACTTTGTCTTGCAGCCATTCATCGTCTTCGGCGTCACCGTTGCCGGCGTTGATATACCGGAGCTGCCTACATTTGACATGGGCAGCTTAATGACAGTTATGATGGGGATGCTCGGCCTGGGCGGTCTTCGCAGCTACGAAAAGAAACAGGGACTAACGAAATGAGCAAGGCAATGGCAACGCTCCAAGCTAAAATCGGCGCAACAGCCGATGGCGAGTTTGGTCCAAATACAGCGCGAGCAATCGCAAAGCACTTTAACCTATCCCCGGCGCGTGGCGCTCATTTGATGGGTCAGGCATCGCACGAAAGTGGTGGCTTCAAGCGCACCCGTGAAAGCCTGTATTACAGCACGCCAGAACGCATCCAAGCTGTCTGGCCATCACGCTTCCCAACCGTTGCCGATGCAGAGCCGTATGCCAAGAACCCAACCGGGCTTGCTGGCAAGGTCTACGCTGGCCGCATGGGTAACGAGAATGAGGCACAAGCCAGCCTGTACATTGGTCGAGGATTTCTTCAGCTGACCGGGCGGAATAATTATAGGGCGTTTGCGTCTGACATGGGCGTGCCAAAGGTTATGACTGACCCGGACTTGGTGGCTGACGAATATGCCTTTGAGACTGCGCTGTGGTTCTTCAACAAGAATGGATTGTTTACCATTGCCGACGAAGGCGTGACGGATGACGCTATCAAGCGCATCACGCGCAGGGTGAACGGCGGCTATCACGGTCTGGATGATCGAAGCAACCAGAGCAAGAAAATCCACACTTGGCTCATGGCCTAGTTTAGCTAAGTTAGCTAAGTGGCTAGGCAAGATCAAAAGGCCAGCGCATCGGTGGGTAGGGCCGGAGAGCATTTAGCTCTCGCCTACTTGTCGCTCGCTGGTTACTCTTGCACGCTGTGCCAGATCAAAGATCACGATGCGTATATACAGACGGATACACAGACGCTGACGTTGCAGGTGAAGACCGCCAGCAAGACACACAAGACCACCAACAGTTACGCATTCCACACGCCCAAAAAGAACGTCGATGTATCAGACGTTTTTGCGTTTGTATCCATTGATTTAGGCGCTGTGATATTCCGCCGGGGAGACGAGCTAACATCCGTGACAACATATATATCAAGTAAAGAATTCCTGAACGAAAAGACTTCAATGCAAAAAACATTCGACAGCTTCAAATAACCGCTTGTGACCGAGTGCGGCTTTGATTACAAAGTTCGAGTGGGTGGCTTTTCATCGCAACTGTTTTTTGGTTTCGACGCTGCTAAATGTGCCAACATTCACGGCCACCCACACGATTACTAGAATATAATACCCACCAGAGCCATCAAGCCTGCGCCGCTGATGAAGCCAAAGATAGCTCCAATCAGGCCCGCCGCGTTTATCATGCGCTCAACTTCTTTGTCATTCATCTAAACTCTCCACCATTTGTATTCTCTCGCCAATCCAGCGCATAACCGGAACAGCCATTGAGTTACCCATCGCCTTGTATCGAGGCCCATCTGGGCAATCTTCTGCTGGCTTATTGCGCCACGGTATCTGCGTGAAGTCGTCAGGGAAGCCTTGCAGGCGTTCACATTCTGTTGGTGTTAGGCGGCGTACTTGTAGATCATCCATGACCGCTGGAGTCTTGCTTTTATCCAGCGTTGGCGTGACCTCATTTGACACGCTGTCACCTTGGTTTGCGCTGTTTTGCGCGCCGAAAGCTATTGGCAGCAAGTGTGACTGAGCCGCGTCTTGTGCGCTGATTGATTGGCCAGTTCGCGCACACAAAGCCCCAGTGGTTACTGGCAATGTTTCTGTTGTCGGATCGTATGCGCTGCCAGTGCGTGTGGTCAGACATTGAGCCACAATGGCTTCCGCCTCTACTCGCTGGTTTCCTGTGCGACTGAATGGAGCGCCTTGTGTAACTGTGGGGGCAGCTTTTTGCCCCGCCTCTCGGCTCGGCGCAGGATGCCCTGACAGGCTTTCGCGCTCAAATAAAACCGCTGCGGCACGTCGCCAGTCTCCAAGGTATCCGACAACGAACACACGGCGGCGTCGCTGGGCCACTCCGAAATATTGAGCGTCAAGCACTCTGTAGGCGAACCCATACCCGAGCTGGCCCAACGCCCCGAGGAAGGTTCCAAAATCTTGTCCTCGTTGGCTAGACAAGACGCCGGGGACGTTCTCCCAAACCAGCCACTTGGGCTGATATTGTGCAGCAATGGCAAGATAGGTGAGCATGAGATTTCCCCTTGGGTCATCAAGTCCCTTGCGAAGTCCTGCGACTGAAAAACTTTGGCAGGGGGTTCCTCCGACCAAAAGGTCAATTGATCTGTCAATGGGCCACTCCTTAAATTGTGTCATGTCGCCAAGGTTAGGGACATCTGGGTAATGATGCGCCAGCACGGCGCTTGGGAACTTTTCTATCTCGCTGAACCACTGCGGTTCCCATCCAAGTGGATGCCACGCGGCAGTGGCGGATTCAACGCCAGAACAAACTGAGCCGTATCTCATCACTCACCCTCCTCAAAGCAGTTATTCAACGGCTGAATAGGTTGCTTGCTAAACACCCAGCGCCACTGCCGCTTGGTATAGCCCGGCACTTCAACAAAGTCTCGCACGCGGTAAACCTTGTTCGCCTCCCACATTTTTTTGAGATAGCTTGACGTGCGTGGCACGCTGTCTCCCAGCAACTCAGCGGCCTCTGCTGCCGTCACGCGCTGGTCATACGGTATTAGCGAAAACAGGCGATTGCCTTGGTCAATGCTGTGCTGTTTGCTTGCCTCAGCTGCACGCTTCATTGACGGGGCCATTGTGGTCGGCCTGCGCGGGCCAGATGGTAGGGCTTCACGTTTGCGCTGGCGATACATGAGCGTT